AGTAACTATATGTTTCCAATTACCAGTTATAAATTCATATCCTTGAAAGAAAAGATTAATAATATCCTGACATTCTGGTATCAATGATTTAAAATCATTAAATTTAGCATGTACGATTTTAAAATCAATACTTTCAAAAGATACTAATTTACGTGTTGAAGTATACAATAAAATCAACTTCTGGACAAATACTTCAATATTTGACCATAATGCATCATTAATAGTACTATCAACAGTATCAAAAAAGTGAGAAATAACTGATCTCCATCCGGTATCACCATCTGCCTGAGCAAAACAGGTAAAAGAATTGCGAAACCACAATAAAGCAGTTTCAACACATTCAGTTGATAAAAATTTGGATAATAAATTAGTTAAATTAATAATAACACCTTTCCAATCAACACTTTTATAGATGTTGTATAAAGAAACTAAAACATCTAACAAAAGACGTAAGGTATCTTCACCAATTAATGTTCTGGATAATTTTGCTGCTTCAATCAAAGCATTGACAATATCCAAAACTGGAACACCAAAGCGTTCCTTAATAGGCATACCCATAGCAACAGCCATGTCTTTGTATTTTTTACGTTTCTTTTTAATGCATTCTAGCTCTTTTACAAGCTTTTTAACGCATTTTTTATGCAATCTAGCATATTCCAACTCCTCCACTACACGTTTATAACGTGCATCTGTTGTCTCTTTTTGATTCAAAACATCAGACTTTCCTTTTTTCCCTCCCTTTTTGCGCCTATATTGACTGGCTGCACTAAGTTTGGGGTTTATCAACATATCGGAATATGATGACATAGTAATCATTTTCGAGGCATCCACCTCTACAAATTTAGAGAAATCTGTAAACTGCAAGTTTTGGTTTTGGTTTTGGTTTTGTTGAGCAATTCAAGTTGTGATAACCACAATATTTCTATCGTGGGATAGGGTAAATCAATCCCTAGGAATTACATCGTTTATTTTGACACGTACCCCGGAGGGCCTCTATTTTTGGTTCCATTTCGGTGCCGTAGTAAACATCGCATGTCCTACGATCAGGATGGCCGTCCTCTCTACACGAGATCCACCCTTCGTTATAATTTGATCTCTCGATCCCGGCATATACACCGGAGTCTTATAAATTCCAAATACATCATCTTCCACAATAATGCATAATTTAAATAAAATTTATAATCTTTTTGCTGTAAATAACATTATAAAATGCCAATAATTAATAAAATATAACAATCGGGCTTCTGCCGATACGTTACAATATTATCTAATATAGAATAAACTTGATTTAATCATTATAATAAGCAAAACATCTTTCCTCCCTATGGAGAACTGCCTTGTCACTTAAAATTCAAAAATACTGTTCTAGCATAAATAAATACTGTGTCATATAGTATCAAATACCTTTATAATATAAGAGGTTAGATACAACGCACCTCTTTTAGAAATTTAATCATAAATAATTACTGTCCATGACAAACTCATCGTAAAACTCATAAAATTTAATAAATTACAACTATAGCAACGGAAGCGAGTACTCTTGTCTCACACCTTCCATTAAAGTATTGCAAAATATTTAATAATATATATCTTAATCTGAGAAATAAATAATTAAAATTAATAAGAAGATTCATTTATTTATGACCGTAGTCAAAGGTTAAATGTAACCTAAAAAAGGGCAAATGCCCGTTGTGTGTAATAAGAAGAAAGTTACCACAATATAACTCTCTAATCCACATTAAATATGGCTACAGAATAATTAAATACCATTAAAATGATCAATAATAATGTTTCTATAATAATGAATGAATTCCTAATAAAATTCTCTACCAGGATAAGCCAAATGGTAG